GGTCAATAAAATACAAATGCACATTATCTAAAATAATCGTAGCTAAATTATCACTTGAAGCTGCAGTCGCTTTTTATCCATTAGCAATGCTGGAACCGCCAATACCATGGACATGGGATCCAGAAACTAAAGAACTAATCGGCGGATATGCACACTTTCAATATCCATTAGTAAGATCAAACCACTTTGATATAAACTATAATAAATATTCACAAGGAATATTCGATAGAGCTAATTACATCCAACAAACACCATGGATAGTAAACGAAGAAGTACTAGCCCAATTAATTGAAGATACAAAACTGCCGAAGAAAGCTGACTTTTTAAAAATGGAATATCCTGATACAACAAATTGTAAATGGGATATAAATTTAAAAGAGCCGCATGAATTAACAGACAAAGAAGTACTTGAGTTACAAACAAATCGTGAGTATGCCAAAACGCAGATTGAACTTTATGATGCAGAACGTGGAGATTACGAATCTGCTGTTGGAAAGTACAGAGCAATTAAATTAGCTATTCAAATCGCTGAGAAGTATGTCGGTGAAACATTATACTTCCCTCACAACTACGATTTCAGAGGAAGAATTTATCCAATATCAATTGGATTATCACCACAAGGATCAGATGAAGTTAAAGCTTTATTACTTTATAAAAACACTGAGGAATTAACAGAATCTGGAATTCAATGGAACTGGGCGTATCTAGCTTCTTTATATGGCGATGATAAACTACCATTTGCTGAAAGAGTTAAAAGAGGAAAGCAATTACTACATGCAGATTACAAATCAGCTGATGAACCATACCAGTTCTTATCACACCAGATAGAGCTTAAAGCTTGGTTTTATGATAACAATTATGCACCAAACACGAGAATCCATTTAGATGCTTGTAATTCTGGTTCACAATTTACTTCAGCAATCACTGGTGACAAAGATGGGTGTGAAGCTACTAATGTTTTACCAACATACGATGATGAAGGTAATATAACAAGGCAAGATGCTTATATGTTAGTTGCTGAAAAATCAGTTGAGCGAACCAACCAACTTCTCATAGAGTCAGATGATGAAGAAAAAACTGAAATACTTAACTTTTTAAAAGACTTATTAAAAAACCATGGAAGAAAATTATGTAAAACCCCGACGATGGTTTCCAACTACGGAGGAACAGCTGCTGGAAGAGCAGATATCTTATGGGCGATGTTCCGGTCGCTCAACTGTGATAAGAAATGGATTACTAAGAAAAATGCTCACTTGTTTGCAATGATCATTGGTGATTCTATTCAAGGAGTATTGAATGGCGGAAAAGCTTTCGAATTGTATGTTCAAAAAATGTCTAATTGTATTGCTCGTGGAAACAATCCAGTAACATGGGAAACAGCTGATGGATTTCATGTAATACATAAAAAGAATAAAGAACTTAAATCGAAACAAGTTTTATGTCATTTGCCTGGCTCTAGGAGAAACACTAAGATCACGAAAAAGATTTACTCTAAAGAACTAAGTGGACCAAAAATGAGATCAGCTATCAGCCCGAATTACATTCACTCACTAGATGCAGAACTATTAAGAGAAACATCTAGAAGAATGGAAGAAGCTGGAATTGAAAATTCTGATTGGATTCACGATTCTTTTGGATGCCATCCGAATCATGTAGATAAAATGTTATTATTTTCGAAAGAAGAATTTATTAACTTGGTAAAAAGAAATCCTTTGAAAGCTTTAGATTCTAATTTAAGAACGCAAGTAAGCGAAGATCCGAGACATCAAAAAGCCTTAAGTAAAATAATTATGCCAAGATTTGAAGATTGTGAAATAGAAATTGAGATAGAAAATTTGATAAATTCTGATTGGTTTTTCTCATAAAGTAACCATATTTTTAAAGTGTTGTATTATAATGCTTTAATTTTAACTAACTCTTATAGATAATACGACCGCTTTGAAGCGGGATCAAATTGTCACATAAAAGCGTAGCTTTTAAAATAAATATTAACAAAGAGTTAAGCGAGCACAAAATAAAATACCGTTAGTTTATTTCCGTAAGCTCATCGGTTCGCTAGGAAGTTAATATTTTTAAATATGGATCTTTTCAATTTTCATAATTTTAGTTTAAGGACGGGTGAATTAAAAACTCACCTGTTTTTTAAAGGAAGCGAATTAAGCCTTGGAATATTTCCGAATGTTAATTCAAGCCAAATAAAAACAAGATGGCAGAAAGTAAAAAAGTAAGACGACCAAGACAAATGTACAAAGATGTAGATGTATTTAGATCTACCTTTGGTCCAGTAAGTGAGAAAGCTGTGTACGATGTATTCCAAACAACATTTAAGGTAGAAAAGCACAATATGAGAAAATATTCTTTTAGTCATTGTGTTCAAGCTTTAAGGAAGCACAAACTCAAACAACAAGAATAATAAACTATAAGCAGTGATTCATCCATCCTTTAATTAGGGTGGATTTCCTGTTTAAATTAATAGCCAAAATTGGCATAAAAAATAAAACTATGTCAAATTTTGATAGATATAACAATCAAGAAGTGACCAACTTTAATTTACAATCACATAAAGAAGTTGCTCAAATCTGGACACAGGAGGATTCCACTCTTGGAATAATGAAGTGGGGATACACGAATTCTTATCCACAATCATTAATAAACTTAATAGAACAATCACCGATAGCAAAGCCTACAGTTAAAAGAACATCTAAATTTTATCAAGGTGCTAAATTCGAAGGTGAAAACGAGATTATATCTCAACGAGGATTAACATTAAAGAATATAGTATCGATCATGGCCGATGATTATGCTGTATGGGAAGCTTTTGCAATTCAATGTAATTACAATTTAGCTGGACAAGTTACAAGTATTAATCCAATTAGAATAGCTGATTTAAGATTCAACCAATTTGATGAATTAAATTATGCATCTAAAGTAGGTTACTACTATGACTATGGAAATAACTCAGAAATCAAAAAGCAAGTAACATCATCAGTAGTTCCTGGAAAGATTAAATGGTTCAATAGATTTAATCCAAATGCAGTTACACAACAAATTGAGAATACTGAAGGTGGAATAGGAAATTACTTAGGTCAAGTACTTTACCATGCAGAATCTGGACATAGTTCATACCCAGTATCACCATTACAAGCACCAGTTAACTATGTGCTATCAGATGTTGAGAATTCAATTTTAGTAAGGAAAGAAACATCAACAGGATTTATTAGTAGTTACATATTAAAAACTTCAATGGATTCAGAGGATCCAACCTTATTAGCCTTAGAAGCAGCCATAGCTGAATCACAAGGTGCAAGAGGATACGGAAAAGTCATTACATTCTCAGGATTAGATCCAGAAACTTTAAATGATACTATCTTAGAAGAAATTGGAGCTGGAGGGCAAGGGTCAAAAGGAGTTATAGAATCAGCACAAATGACATTCGAACTCGATCATAGAGTAATAACAGGAGCATATCAAATACCACCAGCATTAGCGGGTGTTGAAAATGTGGCTGGATTCTCAGGTGAAGATCTTTCAGAAGCATATTATGTTTTTAATGCGATTACTCAAAGTGGTAGAGATACTATAGAGGCTGCATTAAATAGAATACTATCGAATTCTGTTTTCAAAATAAAAGAAATTAAATTAAATAAACTTACCCTTGATACTGAAAAGTTATTATTGAATGATCAAGAACAAGAACAAACCATTTCAGATCCAGAACAAGAAGCAGAAGCTAAAGCTAATGCTATTTTTGCAGATATGACTGGAAAACAAATGCAAGGATTACAAAGGGCTGTTCGTAAGTATAACAAAGGAGAAATATCGAGACCACAAGCTGCGCAAGTTTTGCAAGGCTTTGGATTAACAGAAGATCAAGTAGCCGTTTGGTTAGATGATCAATAAAATAATAATTAATGTACAACGGAATTAACGAAAATGCATTAATTCTGCCGGATATCGCCGACGCATTAAAAGATTATTGTAGTATTCAATACGACATAGATGATGTAAAATGTAAAGCAGCAGAATTAATAGCTCAGAATATAGACATAAAGCGAGTAATAGGTGTAGATAACCTTAATCGATGTATTGTAGATCCAACTGGAGAAACAGAACAAACGACTGCAGACAAGGAATTGACTGCTCTTATCATACCACCACTTTGTTATTACACTTATTCTAGATTGCTGCTTATGTTTCACACAACATTTGGAGACAGCGGATTAATATCATCAGAAGATGATGGAGCTGAAGCGAGAAACGCGGCTAAGTCTATGGCGAAAGAAGTCAAAGGGGTTGCAGAAGCTTTCATGGCAGATGTTATTGAATTTCTTGAAGAAGAGGCAGATAATGATGCTACAGTAAGCGCAGCTGAAATGGCAGAGAAACTAACACCTAAGATCAGAACTTTTGGAGGTTCTGAATTAAGGGGTTCAAATTAAAACGATTATTATGAGAGAATTGAAAAGTCTAGTACTATTGATCGTTTCAATATTAACATTCATCATCCTGTTACCATTCGTAATAGTGGTGGCAATTCTACGAGTATTGAGATCAATATTGAAAATAACCGAGGAAACTATAACATACTTTATGGAATCCGTTCAAAAAGAAATACTTAAATAACCATGGCAAAATCGATGAGGAATAAAATCCGTGAGCAATCGAAGTTAGTTGCAGAGCGATCTGCGCTAGTTAGGGCTGCGTTAGAGCAAGGTTGTTACACGAGTAGTAGTATTTTAAAGGCAACGGGTTTAAAGAAGCATGAGCTCACTAATTTGTTTGCATCAGAAAAAGATCTAGCAGCAGAATATATAGTGAAAAAGAAGTTGATGGCAACCATAGCCGCCGACAATATATTTGATATCATTAACGATCCGAATCATGCACATAATTTTGCAGCATCTAAATACATATTGCAGAATTATAAGAGTGATTTAGAAGAAGCTTTAGAGCCTATGGCAGGCGATATGGAATTGACTTTACCTGGGTCAAATCCAGATGAAGCATCAGATTCAGTTGTGATAAAATTCACCACAGGGAAAAAAGATTAATATGAAAGGAACAGTTCAACCTAAGGAGTTGGAGATCAACCCTTTGTTTGAGCCATTATTTTCAGATAATTTAGACGATCCCAGGTACTATCAAGTGTATGGGGGAAGGGGATCAGGTAAATCATTTACTGCATCAATTGCAGCAGTGATAAAAACATACTCAAAATTCAAGCATAAGATATTGTATTTAAGGCAAGTGATGAGCACAGCTGAAGATTCAACGATTGCAGATGTAACTGCAGCAATTCATATTCTAGGAAAGTCAAGAGACTTTAGAATTAAAAAGAATTTAATAACAAACATAAGAACTGGAAGTACGATATCATTTAAAGGTATTCGCACAACCGGTGGACAAACTGCAAAGCTTAAATCGCTTTCAGGGATAACTACTTTAATAGTAGAAGAAGCCGAAGAAGTAGAATCATTTGAGGAGTTCTCAAAAATTGATGAGAGTATCAGGATGAAAGGTAAACCATTGAAAGTAATTATGGTGTACAACCCGACTACATCAATTGGTAGCTGGATTCACAAAGAATGGTTCGACTCAGGATTCCCAAAAGAATCTAGATTTATTGATACTATGTTTATCCATAGTACTTATTTAGATAACATTGAAAACTTAAATCAATCTACAATAGATAGATATGAAAGACTCAAGACAACAAATCCAACATACTACTACAACACAATCATGGCTGAATGGACGCTTGAAGCAGAAGGTAGAATCTATGATGGTTGGGCTCATTATCCGTTCATGGAAGAGCCAGGAGATACTTGGTACGGCTTGGACTTCGGATACGGTGGTTCTGATAAGACAGCTTGTGTTAGGATAACATACTTAGACAAAGTGTATTATGTAGAAGAGATGTTCTCGGAAGCAAAGCAATCTATTAACAAAACTGTAAAAGAAATGAGAAGATGTGGAATACCATTTAACGCAAGAATTTATGCAGATTCCGCAATGCCATTACTTATATCTGAAATAAGATCAAAAGGATATTCAAGCATAAGAAAATGTTTGAAAGGTAATGTTGAAGCAGGAATAAAGAAAGTCATTAACAAAGACATTGTATTAGTCGGTGGAACAGAAACTGACATATACAGAGCTTACATGACATTTAGAAGAGACAAGAAAGGAAAGCTACCACATGAGCCAGATGTTCTTGCAGCAATGCGATATGGTATAAACAGTAAGACACCAAGAAGTACCGCCAAGAAGGATCCTAAACGACGTGCACGAAGGCGAAACAACCTTAAGAAAAAGCGTGGAGACTTCATGTAACATCACATTAAGTAAATTAAAGAGTAAACTAAATAAATTAAAACGAAAATTATGAGTGCAGATCAAAAACAATTCGCAAAGGTAGAAGTAGATGTATTAAACGCAGTACTGAAATATATGGCAGATAAGCCATATACAGAGGTGGCTAAATTAATACCAGCAATTCAAACAGCTGAGATTATTAAACCTGAGGTTGAAAAACCAAAAGCGAAATCAAAGAAGTAAATTAAATAAGGCAGTATTAAACCACTGCCTTTTATATTTCCTTTAAATTTCAATAGAGAAATATAAAATAAAACAAAATTATGAGTTACAATAAAAGAAGAATTGATTTAACTTGGAACCAAAGACAACGAAGAGCTAAATTATTAAAAGAAGAACAAAGAAAGAATGACGAAGCTCACAATGTTAAGTTAACATTAATGCAAAAGCTTAAGAAATTCTTAAGAATTAAATAAATATAAATCATGGCAGTACCAGATAAAATATTAAAGCAATACAATGTTCATGAGTATGCAGGTCATTTATCTGATATGCCAAATAGATTACCTTTTGGTGATTATTATCATGACTTAGATAATGGAGAATTATATAAATATAATTACGATGGAGTTCCTATACTTATTGGACAAAGCGGAAGTAGCGGGAATACTATTTATAGCGCTAATGATAGTATAGTCGGAGCGTCAAGGATAGTAACATTAAATGATTTGTCAGACAATGATTATTCATTA